TGATTGGATAAGTATTCGCCCATCCCGCATTGTTTACGGTCGTTGATGTCGCACTTGATCCACCGCCATAAAGCAACGGATATTTGCGATTGTAAGTTCGACCAAGCGGATTACTGACTACCATCGATCCCGTTTGCTGAGTATTGTCATAAAATTTTGGATCGGGCGCAAAGAAAATCCATTGGCTTGTAATATAGCCGTAGGTATAATCGGGGTTAATGACCGTTTTCGAATCGCGAACGCGAGCATTGAAAAATTGAATTCCGGAAGATTGTGGCAACTTAAATTGCAATTGATTTGTATTAGAAAACGCGGTGTAACTCGCAGTAGGCAACAAATTGCTCTTCAAAAGATTGTAATTTGCTTGCGCGCTCATTACTGAATTCGCCGAACCGCCCGATGTGTAGGTGTCGGTCAAAGTAACCGGAACCGTAAAGTGGGTATTGTCGACCACCGTAAGCGTTTGCGCGGTCTGATTGAACCCCACTCCTGCCGTTCCCGTTGGGTTACCGGATGACAAAACGCCCGTAATCGTGACAATTTGCCCAGTATTGAACCCGTGGTAAGCAGATGTAGTATAGGTAATTACACCGGATCCCGTCGCCGTCGCTCCCGTAATCGTTGCCGTAATATTGCTCGACATAGTAAGAATCGTCAGCGTGATAGTACGACCGCCAAAAAAGTCACGACCGGAAAACATTCCATCATTAAATCCCTGATTGTCATCTTGATTTCGAATCGTTGGCAATCCTTCGATGCCATCCGCCGTAGTAATTTGATATGGCGAACTCGCCCCGCCGAACGCGAATCCATTCCACGCGAACCCGTAAGAGTTGAGAGATGTTAAAGTCGCCATTAAAAACCCCCAACCGCAACGGTCGTGGCAGGAATAACTCCCTGCGTTTGCCCTAGCGTAATTGCGTTAATCGTCGCGCTCGCAACACTCGGAAGCGACGGATCGGTTGTATATACATTTTGTGTGAGCGTTCCAATAATAGGCGGCTGATTGTAATTTATTCCAAGGGTTGAATTAGAATTCCCCACATTAGTTTGATTTTGCACATATCCCGATGGCGTAGATGAAAATAAGTTTGAATTACTCAACGCGCCTGTTGAAGTTCCACCAACTCCGCTTGCGAATCCGCTCGATCCCCCACCACCAACGCCCGCACCAACTACACCAAGAGCCGCAAGCGCCGCCTCGACCGCTTCCGCTTTTTGTTGTAACGCATCTAATTGCTTCATCGTCGCATCGCTAATCGCCTGAGATGATTTCAAGAAAGTATCTTCCGCCGCTTGAACCGCTTTGTTGTAAGTATCTTGCGCTTGAGCAAGAGCCGTATTACGAGCATCTTGCGCCGCGGCGATCGCTTTATCCAAAGTCTGTTGCGCGGTGTCCATCGCCTTGTTAAATGAATCATTTTCTTTGCTAATTGCATCTTGCATGGCAGTAGAGTTTGCCGCAAGTTGTTGAGTTAAAGTAACGCCAACTTGAGCATATTGTTGCGCCAACGCTTGCGTAGCAAAGTTAGTGCCATCATTCATTTGCTTTGCAAGATCGTTCAATCCATTTTGCGATGTATCTTGAATCTGAGCATAAAGTTGTTTAATTGAATCTTGAGTCGCCGGAGTCGCCGTCAAAACGGATTGCGCTAACGCATCGCCCTGTGCAGGTCCTTGCGAAATAACTTCATCGATGAACGATTGATTAAATCCCGCCGCCGCAAGTTGCCCCGCATCTTTTTGCAACGCAGTAATTTGCGTCATTTGATCTTGAAGTTGCGACACAAGCCCGCCCGCGCTACTGCCGCCCGCGGTAAATAATTTTCCAATATCGATCTTTGTCGCAGAGGCAAATGCGCTCGTCATTAAATCGATCGATTGTTGAATGATCGATTGTCGTTGATCCGCCGCCGCTTGCTCTAATTGCGCCGCTTTATTCGCATACTGTTGCTGAATATCTAAGAGATTTTGTTGATGCGTAGTTTCCAAATTCTCGACGGTTTGGTTGTAGGTATCTTGCGCCGCTTGAACTGCATCATTGTATTTTTGTTGGATATCCGCTTTGGCTTGATTGAAAGTATCCAACGCTTTTGCTTCCGCATCGTTACGCGCCGCCACCGCCGCATCCATTTTATTTTGACGATCAACCATCACCGCCGCAATTTGATCCTGAATTGTCGTGAGTTGATTATCGTATTTTGTAATTTCCGCGTTGCGTTTTGCAACCGCCGCAGTAGCCGCTTTCGCCGCCGCAACTTGCGCTTTGCTTACATTACCCGCCGCGCCAAGATTCCCATCAACACCAGCATAACTTCCATCCCCGGATGTACCCGTTGTTGCGAGTTGATCGCTAAGAGATGCCGCAGTAATCCCAATTTTTTTGTTTGCTAAGTCGTCAATACTTTTGCTGAAATCGCCAATCTTTTTTGCCGCTTCATCAATCCCTTGCCCCACGCTTTTAAAATGACTCCCGATGATAGGCAAATGAGAAGCCGCATCAATAACCTTCGCGATCGCTCCCACAATATATCCGAGGGCTTCCACGATCGCTTCGATAACCTCGACGACCGCTTTGCGTAATCCTTCGTGGGTGTTCCACAATTTAATAAGTTCAAAAATCCAAGCATAAATAATTTTTTCATAAATAAATTTCGCCACCGGAATTAAAACATTCTGCAAAATCTCCATGAGTTTAGTCAAAATAGGCATCAAGAATGAACCAATTTTTACCGCGATATCATCGAATTTTGATTTAAGCACTTCCACTTGACCGGCAAAAGTCTTGGTATATCCCACCGCTTGACCGCCGATTTTTTGATTTAACTCATCCATTGCCTTTGCGATCGCTTGGTTTTTGGGCAAAGTGGTATCAAGGGTAATTCCGAACTCTTTAAAGGCTTTAGCCGATCCCATTGTTCCTTTTTCAAGGGTCGCCGCCGCGGTCGCTAAATCTTCATGCTTATATCGCGCAAGATCCGCCGCCATTGACATTAATTTTGTCGATTCGGTTACCGATCCCGTTGCAGACACTAATTTGTTGTAAGCATTTTCCGAGGCGGAAGTCGAAAACCCAAGGCTTGACATTTTTTCCGTTGTCGCTTGAATTTCCGCGCGGTTCGCCGCCGTATTTTGCTTTGCGTTATTAAGGGTAGTAGAAAGAGATTCCGTTGCCACTTGAGTATCTTCGACCGCTTTAATTCCCGCGTGAAGCGCACCCGTGAGGGCGTTCATCCCCTCAGTCATCAAGTTACCGGAAAAGACTCCGAGCATTGTAGTTTTGAGCGATGAAAATTTGGACTCTTGACCTTTGGCGGAATCGCCAATCTTATTTAGCCCCGCGGTCGCCTCTTGAACCGCCGCGGTTAGGTTGGAAAGTTGGACAAGGATTTCAACATTTAATGGTGGAACATCACCCGCCACAATTAACCCCCGAACGCTCTAAGCACTTCGCCGCGAATATACGCCAACGCTTGCCCCGATTCGATTAGGTAATCGCGAGCCGGCATCATGTAGGGAAATTTTACCCTAGATCCCATTTCGAGATCATAAGAATATTCCGCACCCGATGTTGCGCTTGCGACATAAGTTTCGAACCCTTGACGACGGACAGGCGCACCGATGATATTTCGATAAAGATTTCCCGTGGCGTAGTTCGGTCCTTCGCCGGTACGGGGTCCGATGTGCGGGTTGTACTGGAGTTTTCCCTTTACTCGCCGCGGCGGATTTTTAACTTGATTCGCATTATCTTTTGCCTTTGCCACAAGAGCGCGCGTAATGAGTTGAGTCGCTCGGAATCCCGCTTCATCCATGCGATTCGACCATGAATTCAACGCCCCGAATACTTCGTCGCGGTTATCGCTCATGTAGATTTCTCCATCTTTTCGATCTTTACTTCTTCGACCGCATCTCCGATTGCTAAAAACCAACTGGCTTTCGCCGCCGGCAAATTATCTACTTGCTCCGGAGTCCAACCAAAACGATCGGCAAATTTAAAGTAAAACCATTCTTCATCCGGATATTCGAGATCGCTCGATCGTTGAAAACCGCGGAAAAGATCTTTTAACCTTCCGAGTTTTCGGTAATCGCTTTTGGGTCTGCCTCATTCTCTGCGGAACCGACAAGATCCGGAAATAATTTATTTGTATAGTCCTCGGTCAATTCCATAAGCGCGACATAATCGGGAATCGGTAATTCGCCGATCGAATCCTCTTTTACCGATGGGATCAAAAGATCGTATGACCATTCCTTAATGATTACCGCAAGAAGCGCATTCCCTAACGCAACTCCACGCCTTGATTCTGATTCACCATCGCCCGCCGTCATAATACGAGTACGGTCTTTCACTTTTAATTCGCTCGCGTCTTTAATTGTTACGGTCGCGCCGGATGGTAGAGAAATTATTTTAGCCATTTTGCCCCCTTGTTTGTGCCTTCTCTTTATCTTAGCAAATCTAGGCAATAGGGGCGCGGGATCCGAGAAGGCGGTCGGATCAACCTGCCGCCCCTATTGCGTTCTAGGTTATGCGACCGAAGTAGTAACCGCGTTCTTGACCACCCATTTAATGGGTGAATAGCCAACGGTTCCCGCATCGGTCAAGTTGCCTTGCGCGTTAAAATCAACAAGACATTCGACGAAATCCTTTGATCGCTCAATAACGGCAAGCGTATAAGCGCCCTTTGTCATTGTCGCTTGGATTGAAGTCTGTGAGGCACCCGTTCCCGTTGTCCAGTTGAACACGAGCGCGGGCTGAACATTTGTGAGGTAATTTGTTAATTGCGTATCGTTTTCCATAAGGAATGTTGCTTTGCCCGATACTTCCAACGCTCCCAAAAATACTTGATAAGGAGTCTGCACATTTGAAATGCCATAAATCGGAGTAACGGGTCGCTTCAAATCGATATTACCATCGGTTGAATTGGAGATATTTGTACCGGCAACGCTTACCGTTCCATACCATACCGCGGTTGGTACGACCGTTGAGAATGACGGAGTCGGAGTCGATGCTGTTGCGGATTGCCATCCGGTTGATTTCGCATCGTACTCAAGCATCCCATCCGCGCTCCACTTGAGAGAGAAGTCGGAAAACTGATGACCCGTCCATGTACGCACATTCGCGCCGTAATAATCGAGGATCGTATAAGCCGATGGTTGAGGATCGGAAGCGGTCGCCGTTGTATTTTTAAGAGCAAGGGTGTGAACATATGGCGCGGAGCCGGTCACAACATCTTCGCCCAATACGCCGGCAAGCGGGTAAATAATTGTGTCGGCGAATACTTGACCGCCGAAATCAAAAGTCGAATGCACTCGACCCTGAATATATTGGTAATTCTTTACAAGCGATCCGCGCAATCCTTCATCATAAAGTGGCGTGTAGATATCTTGAGGCTTGACGGTATTTGCGATCACTGGAATATAAGCGGTTGGCGTTGTGACCGCGGTTCCTTTTGTTGTTTCCTTAGCGATACCTATATACGAGCGATGCGTATTTTGAACTGCCATTTTTTCACTCTCCTAATGTTGAGTCAGTCGCGGCTGACGGTGTTGGTATTTTCTTTGTTGCGGTAGCGAGAGTGACATCGGCTGAAATAACTTCATCCTTTGACTCAAATGTGTCGCCGGGTTCAACGGTAATTCCAAGAGTAGGGAACTCTCGGACACCATCGCCGTTGTATTGATAGGTTGCCATGCGATCTCCTAAGCCTGAATCATTTGGGTAACATCGAATCGAATTTCTGCAAAGGTTTCCGTCGCTCCGTTATCCGAAGTCGTCGGTTCTCCATAGATACAATCGATCACGGGTTCCGCACCTTGCCACACATTAACCTGCGATGAATCGCCGAAGTTATGACTAGCCCGAAGCGTATTCTTGATGTTGTCGATAAGTGTATCAAAATCCGTCATTGCATCCTCGGCGTTATTTTGTAACGAATGATGAAAAACTTGCAACACCACTTGAAAATCAACGCGCTTCCAACCATTTGTCGCGCCACCAATTGCGATGCGAGATTCGCGCTCGCTTGCGATAAAGATTACGGCGGCGGCTCGACTCATTTGTCCCGCGGTCGCGTTCACTTGGTAATTGATGCGCTTTGGGAACGATGTAAAAATTTGATTTAATGTAGCAATATTCGCGCCCGTGAGATACGAATAAATCGTCGAGCGTAATTGTGTACGGCCGACCGCCATTAACGCATTCTCCGGAACGGCGCGAGCAATTCTTTTGCAAGCGCAATATCTGAACCGATGATGTCCTGAACACTTGGTCCACTCGATGCCCGAGTCGTAACCGCCATTGTAAGCGAATTATCGCCTCGAACCTTAAGGAACTCCGTGGTAGTCAAGATCGCGGCTTCCTTGACCGCTTGTGGCATATTACCTACGGCGACTCCGGAAGCGTGGGTGTACAAAAGAGGTGTAGTAATTGCGACTGTACTAGATCCATAAATATATGAGGATGAAACCACTACGCGTTCTGTATATTGACCATCATAAATTGTGACCACAGTTCCAGCAGTTAAACCAATGGGATCGATCATGGTAAACGATGATTGCCCCGCCGTTGCCGTACTAATTAAGCCGTTGCAATAACCCGCGCAATAATTGTAAGCCGCATAAATTCGCGATCGAACTGTTGGCGGAAATCCAAAAGATAAAGGTCCTTGCGATGAATAACTCAACCCGATTTGGCTCATGGGGTAAATGATTTGCGACTTTTCGAACCAACATGATTGTAGCGCGCCATCCGTTACTACAACCATATTTGTCGGCACCGTTCCATACGACAACGAATTCAACGCAACCACATTGTTGTAATCGGGAGAGATAACCATAAATCCCTCTTGCGTAATTCGGGTTCGTGATTGCTCTTGAAAGTTTTGCGCGATCAAAGGTTGGTTCACATAAATATCAATCCACGACGAAGCGCGTTGGATTACGGAAGCAAGTTCCGCATCTTGTTGGGCTGAGGTTCCACCCGTTACAAGGTTGTTGTAGTCGATCGCCGTTGGAGCATTTTTATATTCAGCGATTGTCAGATACGAACCGGATTGAAATTGGGTGATCGGTGATACCGCTGAGGTCATTTTTTAATCTCCGTCTGTTTTGGGATCGCTTGCCATATCGTGACCGCATCGCGAACACAATTTAAACCATGAACCAAATCCGCAATTAGTACAATTATAGCCGCGCGAATTATCGCCCGTCGTATGTAACGCCAAATTGCCCTCGGTGAATCCTTGCGCCTTAAGCGCCGCGATATCTTTTGGATTATCCGCGCGAAATAAACCATCTTTGTCAGCGCGTAATCTCTTGGTTCCGGATTGTCGATTCAAATCGACTTCCTTTACATAACCATCGCGCGGAACGAGTCGTGCCATTTTATTTGCCTCTCTTTATTTATGGAACAGGGAGAGAGCCGTAAGACTCTCCCCCCATTCTTACGCCGACAATTACGCCGAAGTAATTCCTGACACGATTCCATTCCATGCTGGCGCGGCGCAGAAAAATGTGCCGCGGAAGTAGGTTGAAAATTCGTAAGCGAACTGAGTGACTGGCCATTGGATACCCATATAATCTTGCACAAGGTAATTGCTCCAAATATCGGAAATTTCAGTATCGGGAATTGGCAAAGTATAAGAAAGCACCGGAGCCACGCCCTGAGGTAGCCAAGGATGGACAGTAATGTCGAGTGACTTTCCTGTGGTTTCGTTTACCATTCCGTTTACAACTGAACCGAATGTGACTCCGGTTGTTTCGTCTTGATTGACTTGTAAACGATAGTTCGCATTCGCTGAACCCTTGATCGAATCTGAAAGTTGCTTGCGGTCTGCACCGTTCATCAAGATCTCATCTGGATCAGCCTTTACAGCATTGTAAAGATTCGCGAACACGGTTTGGAACTCAGTTCCGGGGTTTGTATTCGAGAAGGTTGAGTTGATGTTGTTGTTGTAGCCGGTATTTGAACCAAGCAAAGTTGGAAGAATTCCATCGTAACCTGTCGCATACGCTGAGGTGTCAGATGAAGCGCGAGTCGCAACCGCACCGGTTGTGGTGAATGGCGCTTGGTTTCCAATAAGGGTTGTTCCGGTTCCGCCGAGGGTAAATACAGTTCCAGTTGTACGACCTTGGAATTTGGCGTTAGCCGCACCAGTTGTTGTACCAACATAAACATTGTACGCAATCGCGCCCGCAACGGAAGAGATTGTCACGGTAAGAGCCTGAGAGGTTGTTGCCTGAGATTGAACCGATGTCAAAACAGACTCACCAAAACCGGTTGAAGAAATACCAGCATCCGCGGTTACATAAACATAATAAGTGTTGTTAGCGAGAGCAGTAACGGAACCTGAAGGTGATACTGCGGCAAGGGTTACAGTTGCAGGTGCAGACAACGCGCCGGAATAACCGGAAGCGGTTCCGCGAGCCATAAGCATCATTCGTTCTTCCATCAACATTGTTGCGTAAAGAGTTGATGTGGATGACAACTGACGGAGATCCTGATAACCAAGACCTGAGAAATTGGCATCAAAACTTACAGAATCAGAAAGTGAATAAGAGTTGTAAGGCAAGATGATGTCGTCTGAGGTATAGGAAATCTTTGAACCGCGCTCGAAGTTGATTGAACCGAAAGCGGTGGTTGTAGATTCGGTTACGCCCGGCCAAATTTGACCTTGCCCACCGGTACCGGTACCTGTGTAGCCGGTGATGCGCTTGATACGGTGAGAAGTACCGACACCCTTTTTGCGCGGAATACGGTTACGAAGCGGAGTTGGTCGAGGTGTGAGCAACTTTGCTGGAGCCTCGAGATCGAACGCCGCAAAAGATGTGCTGAGTGGCGATGTGAGAGTTATATCCTTTTGGATATCTTGAAGCGCCAATCGCTGAGAAGCGATCGCGTTATTAAGACCCGCGAGAGCATCCGGAGCGAGCGACTTTGTAGCCGCCAACGCTTCGAGAGCCGCAGTTGGATCTTGCGCGGGGGTCATCCCTTGAGTATTTGGTAATGAAAAAGACTTGTTGAGTTCTGATTGGAACTCATCCATTCGCTTCGCGGCTTTCTTCGGTGATTGAACATCGCCAAAGAGATCGGAAGCCTTCGGTGCGTTAAGCGCCATTAGGTTATTTCCTTTCGAGTGATTTATTCTGCTGGAGAGCCGGCTTTGGTGAGGTATTCCTTTTCCAACTGCTTATAGCCCTTAGCAAGAATCGGGTCTGAGGTCGCCTGAGCCTTTAATCGGTACTCGGCGGCTTTGATTAGTAATTCGTTTGAACTATTGACGACGACTCTGCCGGTTCGTTTTGCTCCGCCGGAAGCCGCCGCCGATTTAGCGATTTCGAGTTCTGATTCAAGAGCCACCACCTGATCTTGCGCCGCCTTTAATGCGTGCAAAGATTCGGCGATCTCAGCCTTGACCGTTTCAGTAGCACTCTTTATTGCTTTCTCAAGGATGGAAGTTATTGACTTCTCCCCAAGAATTTCAGTTATGTCGCCATCTTCGGCAACTTCATCGGCTGGTTTTTCTTCCTCGATAGGAAGTTCCGCATCGACTAATTCACCTTCGGCGGATTTAACGGATCCGGCATTTTGCTCCGGAGTAACGATTGTCGCAGTTGATACATTCGCCGTCGTGCGAATCCCGCCGTTATTCCCCGCAATTTGAACTGTGGTTTTACCGTGGTTATCGCCTACTTGACCACATCCACATTCAAGACATTTGCCGACAAATTTAACTGCCTTCGTTGAACCGCATTTGCAAGCCTTTGATCCGCAACCTTTATCGGTTGAATCATCAGAGCAAATTGCGCATCCGCAATCGCAAGAGTCATCACCGGAATTATCGGAATCATCATCGGCTTCATCGTCGGAATCGGCATCTTTTTTTGCGGAAAGTTCAAGCATCGACGCATCGGTTGCGAGGGCTTCGCCTTCCTCGATCTCTCCCTCTTTGAAATTAAAAAGATGCTTCAAAGCGGAAAGTAGCGTGTCAATATCATCACGCTCGTCTGAATCAGTATCCGCCATCTCTTGCGCTTCGGTGATAATCAACTGGGCAATAGCCTTGCGAGCCATATCGTAAGAGGCTTGGTCGAACTTCTCGGAATCCGCGTGGATTTCTTTAATTACTTCTGCAAGCATAGATTTATCCTTCTGTGATTGTTCGATTTCGATGAGTTCTTCAACTTGAACAAGGTTTGCCTCTCCCTCTACGGATTTGGCAAGCATAAGTTTAGCGTTTGGGTTCGCGGGGCGATCGACAAGTGATACCTCGACGATTTGCCCATCGATGATGCGACCGTTAGCCGCTTTTTGATCGCGCACTACTCGCGGCGATTTAATCCCGATACTGAATCCCTTCAAGACTCCGGATTCAACTTTTTTTACCGATACCGGATCGACAACAAGCACCGAAATGTAATGACCATCGGGTTTGCTTTCGTATTCTTTTGCGACTCCCGCCGCAATCGATGAATGTTGTTCGCGAATATTGCCGCCGGATTTAAACCACTCGGGCATCGCGGAAGATAGCCAAGTATCATCGCAAATTTGTTGGTCGATATCTAACGAATCATCGGTCGCCTTGCCGTAAACCAAAAGAGAGCCATCGTCTTGCTTCTCTTGCTTGATAATCGCGGCATACGAATTAGCGAAATCTTGAGCCATAGTTGTCTTCTCCTTATTGAACTGTGAGGCGATATTTTCTGCCCACGATTTACCAGCATCCCCGCCCCAAGCATCCCACGCTACGCGACCGGGTGACGGGAATCCTTTTTCCCCTTGATTAAATCCTTCTGCTTTTTTATCTACTTCGTGACGAGCAAAAAAACTTACCATCCGATTAATTACATCTTTCGACACCGCGTTTCGGTTCGCTAACTGAGATGCGCGAGCGCGCCCCGTATCCGTGAACCCTTGACCCGCACTACCATCCGCGATCCATCCGAGAGCGCGTTTAGCCGCGGTCGCGACCGATGCTGGTGGGGTAAAAGTATCGCTCATTTTTTATTTATGCCGAATAGATAACCGATACCGCGCCGGTAGCAGTTCCTGCCGCCGATACCGCGTAAATAGTTTCGTTGCCGTGCATCCAAATTTGAACACTTGCGCTAGCCGCAAGATTTTGTCCACCATTAAGTCCAACTGTATTTGTTACTGCGCTATCACCTAGAAAAATAGCGGCTGAATCTCGATTATTTATTTGAACCGCTACATAACCAACGCCATTTGGCAAAGTGACTAGCGGAGTAGGTGTAGTTCCCACGGTAATATTGCTGTGATTAAGAGCCATCGTTTAACCTCTTTCGGATTGTTGTAAATTGTAATGCTTATTCTTCGTTGTCGCTTGAATCGTCGCCGGAATCAGATTCCGAATCGGCTCCGGTATAAGCCTCGGGCGGAACTTCCGTCGTCGAGCATCGGCAATTTGGGTGCACTGGCAAATCATCGATCGTTAATCCATTACTGAATTCGCTATCGATATCCGTTACCTCTCCATCGATGTCGCATTCTTCATCTTCCGGATCCGAAGCCACCCATTGAATTTGAGTCACGCCAAGCGCATTGTAGGAATCTCTCGCCGCGGCATTTGCCGCCCTTGATCCTTCCGTGAGCGCAACGGTCAAAGCCCTTTGCGGGCTTGATAGCGAATCCTCAATCATTGAAGCCATTTTCGTAGGACTTGCGCCGATCGCGAACGCATCTGCCAACTTATTTCCGAGCAAGTCGTAACTACTTTTCTTCATGTCGAGAGATTGGATCTTGATATTTCCGAGTAACTTTTCCAATCCGCCGGGCGGTCTTAATAACGCTTCCGCCGCATAATTGCCCGGAGTCCAAGTATCCCAATTCACCGCGTTTTCTAGCACTTGGTTTACCCAACCGACGGCATCCCAATTATTCGGGATCTTTTTATCCTTTTCCGCTTTTCTCGATCGCATATATTGACCGCGCACATCGTAAGTCGAGGCAACGCCGGTCACATACATATCCGCATAATGCTGGCGTAACGCGGATTCCAACGCCTCATGGTTAAGCGTGACATTGTGAATAGCCCACGCGCGAGCGCGAGCGCGATCTTGAGAAATCGAATCGCTCACCACCGGATGAGTATGCAAATAACCCGCGATCACATCTTTTGCGTTTACGCTTTGTTTAAGCGCGGCACGAATCTTAATCGCCGCGCTTTTCGCGATGCGCCCATCTACTAAATGAACGCCAAGGATCATTGCAAATAAGCCTTAGCAAGAGATTTCACGGTTTCCATATCTCCATCGAAATAGCACCGATTCAACGCATCCCCCACGATTGGGTCGAGGGCTTTAAACTCAAATTGTCGAGCGCGTTTTCCTTTACCCGCCCATTTGAGGAACGCTTTGACTTCCGCGCTTGCCTCTTTCGCCATATCCGAAGTTCCCATCCACACGGGAACCTGATCCATTCCTAAAAGCCACATGGCAAACAATCGATGATGCCCGTCGATGATGATTTGCTTTTCTCCATCATCATAAACAAGCGGGAAATTTCGATAAGGCTTCAACGATTGCCCCATCGCCTGAATACGATCGGCGACTTTTTCGCGGCTAAGAATTGTGTCGGTCGCGGTCAAATCTTTTACATTAACGAGTTGCAATTCTGCTTTTTGCCATACATCCGGATCGACAACAATTTGCGCCGTTACTTCCCACGGGCTTTCCACAAAATCCTGCGGATCGTCATCTACTGACACCGCATCCCCCGCGGGGTTAGGAAGCACAAATAATCGAGAGAGCGCGGCTTCCGCTTCCGCTACCGACGGAACTCCCGCTTTTTCGAAATCGGGTTCGATCGTTTCGTTATTTTGTGGCGCAGAATTGTCACCGTTCGGTTGCTCCCCTGAATTGTCACCGCTCGGTGACGATCCTGAATCATCAGTCGGGGCAGGTTCGGTTGGAGCCATCGGATCCACATCATCCGTCACATTCTCCACGCCCGGCGTTGGAGCCGCCGCGTTCACGATTCCTTCCGGAGTAAACAAAAAGACTCCGCTACCGGCAACCAAAATTGGCTGATCTGCCGCCGGAGTATCCAAGAGAGGTAATCCCAATTCCGATCGTCGCTCATTGATCGTTTTTGTTGCTCCGCGTAATTCGAGGTCTGCCTTTTTGGCTTCTTCCTCATTATCGCGGATTTCCGCCACCATGAACCGGAATTCCAATTCGCGTGGCATCTTCAAATATGTATAAGAGATATTCGTGATCATCTTCGAGATCCATTGCGCTAATGGCGCGACACCGATTGATTGCGCCGCTTCCGCTTCGCCCTCTTGGTGACCGGATGAACCTAATCCGCCTTTTGCGCTGAATCCAATTTCTGTTGGTAGTACGCCGAAGTGACCGGTGATTGAGGTGACAAGATATTCATCTAGCCCGGATTTAAATTTTTCGCCGTAGCCTTCATAAAATTGAGGTTTCAATCCGGAAGGCAAGATCAAAGCGCGTTTGCGTTGCTCTGTCTGACCTGCAAGGTTGTCGTTGATAATATTTTCGTATTGCTTCATCACGAGCGGATCGTTACCGAAATCTGCGTCAGAAGTAAGCATCATCTCGGGAGTTACGCCATCGGTATATTCGGCTCGGAGCCATTGCTGACGGCGCAAATAAAGGTCTGCAAGAGGTAAGCATCTTTCGACCGGTGAAGATCCGTAAACCGAATTCGCTCGACGGTTCCGGATGAAGTAAGAAAGATCGTCGGATGTAAACTCTCCATCCGCTTGCACATCGTCGGAATTCGCCGTGAATTCAGATCGCGGGAACCCATACAGAATCTGCTGATACGCCACTTGAGGCGGCATAGGTCGCATACCGCGATCATCAAGCATCGGCTTGATAGTTGATCCGTCTAGCACTTGGAACCCATACAGATCGCCGCCTACGGTCTTTTGAGGCCATATCGCCCACGCATCTAGCACAAGTATTTCCTCGAGTGACATCATCATCCAATCGATGAATGTCAATCCATTCGCACGATCCGGATTTTCCCAAAAGGTACGGATTCGATAAATCTCATCGGAAAACTTCGAACGCGCAATCGACATTGCTCGGGTGTGATCTCCGCCAATTTCTGCAATAATCTTTTCGCTCGCATCTTCCGCGATCACGATATCCCAATCCAAGCCGGAAATTTTTGCCTTCAATACTTCAACGCAACGGCGCACAATATCGATTTGCTCCGCCGCCCCGCGAAGCGTTGTGAATGGAACTAATTTTTGTTCGGTTCCGATATTAAGGTTTTGCGCGACTTGATATTCATATCGTCGAGGATCCGCGCGACCGTCATCCCGAAGTGGGTTAATCGCTCCCGGCTGAATCGGCATTCCGGGTCCAAATGGAACGCCCGCCATCAACGGGTTTCGCGTTAATGGGGTTTGTTGCCCATAGGTATTTTGCGTATTCGCATCCCGCATTTGTTGCTCGGTCATCACGACCGCGCCCGCTGGTAAATTACTTGGAGCCTTTTCGATCTGCGCTTCTACAATCGCTTTTGCTAATCGGTCAAATAAACCCATGTCATCCCCTTATCAACGCCCCTTGTAAGTCAGGCTAGAGTAATGATAGCGGTATTCCCGTTTTGCCTTTCATTTTGGAGATTGCCAAAAGTCTTACTCCCTTGCCGCTTTTGAAGATGCTTAATATTGTTCGACACGATCCCAATCTTATTCGTGGGTAAGGTCGCCGCTAGTAAATCCGATTCCTCTTGGTTCGCATATCCCGCATCTATTAACGCGCCAATCGTGGGGAAGACTTCTGCATGGCGATCGTTTTCTTTATCGATTAGGTGATCTTGCTTCCCGCCCATCGAAAAGATGATGACGAAATTTGAGGGTAACGAATATTTTTTAATTAACGCCACCTCTTTTGTATACGCATAAAAAAACACATTTGGAGTCACCGTCGCAATTTCTAACCACGCTTCGAAATATTCACCGGAATAAAAATCGCCGGAATCATGGATCCGCACCGATTTCCCACCTTGATATCTTTTCGCTTTTAATTCCTCGATGATTCGATTTTTCCATCCATTTAAATCGTCGATCGTCATTTCAAGATTACGGGTATGCGCCGCTTTTACATTCGAAAAGTTATAGGTTCCCGATCGCGCGTAACACAACTGAGCGCACACTCCCGCATTGGGGCAGGTGAGAAAATTCGCGCCCGTCGAAAGTTTTGTTGCTAACGCCGGAAGCGACCATGTAAATATCCCATCCGCTTTTAGTTCTCTATTCCCATTGGTTAAAAAATATTTCATTGTTTCACCTCTGCTTGGCATCGTGGGCAAATCCTAGTTCCTTTTACTAACGGCAATCGACACGACGGGCAGAAATCCGCCATCGCTGCTAACGACCGCAACGCCCCGGAGTTACTCATTAGATCGCTGACCGCCCATACCATCGCATCCATACGATCGGGCGATTTATCGGAATCGGGCTCCCAAGTCACGAGTTGATCTTCCAACTCCGAAAAATTAGATCCCACCATATGCAGCCGCAACTGCTCCGACAACGCAGACACCGGCTCCGCTCGAACTCTTTTTCCTCTTGAAGCGTGAACTTTCCGATAAGGAATCGAAGCATCAACTTGCCTTAGTAGGCTTTCGATCATATCTCCACCGTTGTTCGCTTCACCGATTACCCGATCGCACTTATGCTTGCGATACATCTCGATCGCTTTTCGCGCCCACGCTTCCGGAGTCCCGCGCATCGAAGCATCCTCAACGATGTAATAATGACCGTCAGGCGTTGCGCCCGCCACCACGATTCCCGTTTCATCGCTTGATTCGCCACTTGTCACCGCCGGATCGATCGCCACTACGCAACGATAGTAAGGCGGGGCATCTTCGATATTGATCCTTGCTTGCTCAATCAAAGATCGAGTCCATAACGCCGAATCCGATTCATTCAATAACTCACCGAATAATTCTTGGCGACCCATTCGAGTTCCCGCATACCGCGACTGCAACTCAATCAACGCCGATGGCGCGAGGTTCGCCGCATTGTCAAAAGTCGATCCAAGCGTCGTGTATACCGTTCCATCCGATCGATTAACTAGATTCCGGATCAACGGGATTGGTCGTGGCGTTGTCGTGACGACAGTTCTCGGATTTTTTCCCAATCGTAATCCGAATTGCATTTGATCCCACGCATCAGGTTTCGCCCACGCGGCTAATTCGTCAGCCCAAGCCCCGTGGTGCTGGGGTCCTCTCAATCGATCCGGTTCTTCCGCCGAAAATAATTTAATCATCGATCCATTCGTCAAAACGATTTCACCGATCGATCGGTTCCAAGTCTGCAACGCTTGATAGCGATTCAACACGCCTAAAACACCGGAATCACCTTCCACGCAAGTATCGCGAGCATCGCTAAAAGTCTTGGCTACTATCGCCCATCGAGTTTTCGGATTCCGGATCGCTTCCCACGCTATCCATTCCGCCCCGCACCTCGTCTTGCCCCAACCTCGACCCGAGAGGATCAACCAAGTTTGCCATCCCGTTTTCGGTGGAATCTGATTCGATCTCGCCTTCGATTCCCAAAAGAGTCGGCTCCCCGTCGCCCATTGAGTCTTGTTGATTTTCTGCTTGGGCAATAAGGTAGGCGAATCGTCTAACTTGTTCATCGACTTCACTCCCGCCCTCGAATATTTCGACCGTATTTTCGAATCGCTGAGGCATATCCAACCCGAGCAATTTCGCTTGCCTTTCGAATAATTTAATTGTAGTCATTATCGCCGCCGTGTCACCCCTTAGAGCCTTAGTCCACACGCCCGCCAAAAGTCGCTCGATTCGTTGCTCTTGGAGATCGCGCTTTTTGTCAAAGGTTTCACGCGGATATCTTGCCAACGCTCTTTCGTAAGCGTGATAAGCCCCGGAAGCACTCGCGTATCCCACCTCTTTCGCGATCACCTCATAAGTAATCCCCATTTGGCGCAGATCGACGACTTTTCGTTCCTTTTTTAATAACTCCCATTCCGCCTTGTCGGGGTAATTTTCAATCTCCCCCGCGTTATTTTCAAAATCGCTCATTAAACACCCGGTATTGGCGCATAAAGTCGAGGGTTAGTTGATCTTTCCGGAGTCCACTTAATGACCTTTGATCCCCACTTTTTTGTGAAGATTTCCGCTTGCTTTTTTTCTTCCGCCATATTTCGGTAAACCGCACATCCGCCCGCAACATCAAGATGCCCGGCTTTGTAGTAATACCGATTGAATCTCAAAACTTTATGCGATCGGTGAAGATGCTGGAGAAAAATATCGTAATCCTCTTTCAACCCCAATCGCGCATCGTAACTAATTCCATCCGTTTTCTTTTGAACGCAGAATGTCCCTAATACCGGCGAACTAAACGCGAACGGCGTAAACTCACGGAAAAATCGAGGGTCAAAAGATACATTCACGCCCCACAAATTTGTCCCGAGTTCTTCCGCCATATTGCAACCGACTTCCAAAAACTCGACGAATCGATCCGCATCGTAGGGCATCCAATTTTGCTTGTTTTCCGCTTTCCCGAAATAACCGAATTCCTCGACATCATCATCGATCATCGCCACCCATTCACCATCGACCGCTTGGTCAAGAATGAACTGTCGAACTTTCGCCATATTTCCACGCGTTGAATCAGGCAAAACCATAATCTGTCCGCCTTGATTTTCTCTATATTCCTCGGCTTCGAATTCGTGAACCGCAAGCATCGCATCCGGATACCAGTTCCGGATCTTTACATCCTTCGATCTTTTATACGATGGGCTAACTATTAACATTGTTCAACCGATCAAGAATAGGTGTCCCCGCAATAACTCGACCGATACCCGCGCGGGAAAATCCGGGTCGTGAATCCCACGCCTTAACCGTGGTCAATCCAAAAGTAGTAATCGCTGATTGCCAATCGAGGGCATTATCAAATACCAGCACGATGTAATTATTTTCTTCTCTTAACGCAAGAGAAAACTCTATATCCGGTCTCTCCTCTTGCTCAACCCCGCCGAGTTTTTCTAATTCTTCGATATCCGCCGCCGTGTAACCCGTACCCGTGAAATCCTCAACCTCTTTAAGCAACGATCTCAAAAGGTCATCGTTATATTCGCCAAGGTCATTCGACCGGTTATCCACCAAAACAATTTTTAACGCTTGCTCATCATCAACATCGACGACAACTGCATCGATTTCTTCCCATCCCAACGATTTTGCGGCTCTTAATAAATGATTTCCCGCTAATACATAATTTGTCGATTTTTGAACCACGATCGGGCGATATTGACCGTTTACCTTCAAAGATTCCATGAGTACCGTTACATTGCCACGCCTCGCGTTGCCCGGATATTCTTTCAGGTCATCGGTTAGTAATTTTTTCGCTTCCATTTCGCCCCCGTTGATTACGCTTTATTTATTTTTTTCTTTTTCTAACGCTTCAAGCCTAGCATCGAGCAAACTATCCATCTCCCCCATGAGGAAAATTTTTCTTTGGTGAGTCAGCCGATTGCCGTATCGATCTTTCATCATTTCGGCAAGGTGACCGATCGCCTCGTCTAGTTCCGCGATCGTCACCTCATCCGATTCGATGTTCATGTAATTATTTTACAGTTTTCCGCGCTTCGCGTTTTTCTTTATACGCGCGAACATCATCCGCAAGGTAAAAAACTGATTTTCCCTCTTTTTTTACCCACGCGATTGTTTTTCGATATTGGAGTTGTCGCAAATTGTTGAAATTGATTTCCAAGTGATCGATCACTTGTTGCGAGTTCCATAGTTCCTCTACCAACTTGGTACATCCTCTACGCGCTCAGTCGCGAATGAATCAACCTGTGCGCGACCCGCTGATCGAACTTTGAGGTAAAAATCATTCCCCGCAATTTCAAGCGATGTCTTGGTTTCTCCATCTTTGGTTTTATAGGTCGATTGGTTCACCTTTCCAATAACCACGATCCGATCGCCTTTTTTAAGATTATCGATTACTGAATCGCTTTTCGAATTCCAAAAGGTAACGCGGAACCAAATGGTTTCCCCATCTTCATATTGCCCATTCACTTTTTTTCTTGGTGTATGCGCTAGCGAAAACGATGAAAGAGTTTCATCGCGAACCGCTTTTAACTCCGGATCCGACCCCAAATTGCCTTCGATAATAATTTGATTCATTTCTTTGCCCTCTTTCTTTGATTGATTACATTACACGATTTCGACACTTCCGTCATTTTTCAAAAGTACCCATGAGCCATCCGGTCGTAAGAATGGTTCCACTTCCGGATCGCTCCAACTACTCACCATCCAACCTTTGTCCGTCGCCATTGACGGGTTTTTGTGAATTGAATGAGTCCCGAGGTTGTGGCACTCATGGTGAACTCTTATGAGATTTGCCGCGGAATCTTTCCCCCCGCGGGATTTTAATTTCCTATGATGCAACGCCATCGATTCGAGAGCAGGGTTCCCGCAGGTTTCGCAGTAATACCCCGCCCTCGCCTCAACTAGAGCCACGATTTCTTGATTCAATACCAGCCGTATTCTTTCTCATGTCGCCACGCCTTACACGCCGATCCATAGCGAACCGAAATGTAATGCAACCCATAATCGATCTGCTTAATTGGATTTTTGGGTTTATATTCAAATTTGTAATTCCCCCAAGTTGTCGGGAGAAATTGAGCAATCCCAAATGCGCCGGATGAATGATTCACCGCTTTTGGATTCCAATGTGATTCGCGATTCCATAATTTTACTAGGCATCCGTATTGCTTATCGCTTGGGACTTGCATCCTTGCATACATTTTGGGATGAGTAATAAAAGAGAAAAACGCTCGGGGCGCATACGCCGCTTGCGCTCCCGCCGTCTGACAAGATCCAACCAAAATGGCGATTAAAAGAATCTTGCCGATAACTTTTATGGTAAATCCTTGCTCCATTTCGAACAGTAGGTGCAAACGGTCGCCACCCATAACTGAACACCGCATCCGCGGCAACGCTTTACATTTTGATCCATTTTCTTTAGTCCTTTCGGGAGATAGCGGATTGTTTAATTTTATACCCTGTCCCCCGCTGACGGGCAGGGGCAGAGCATTTTATTGCCGCATAAGCGACAAACTTATCGATCTTTGCCCCATCCGGAACCCTTGAAAGAGATTCCGAACGGCGAGAAAATTCTTTCCACTTCGTCGCAACACTTGGGAGTCGCCGGTTTTTCCTTGATTGATGCAAAGACTTCGAACCGAATTGAACATCCGGAACATTTATATTCATATGTGGGCATCTTTTTCCGATTCATGTAATTTTGCATGGTCTTCCATCATTTGGATTCCTCCGCTTTTTCTCGCAACTCTTTTAAAAATTGTTTTGATTCCTGAATGAAAATTTTCCAATCTTCGTAATTCATGCCTTTGGAATCTTCCGGCAATTTTTTCCCGAGGAATTTATATTTTGGTTCTTCGCCTTTAAGATTTTTCATCTGCATAACCCCATTCCATATCGTAATTCTCAGAGAATCCAAAAAATGCCCAATCATCATGCTCGCTTGGTTCCCCGTGTTCGTCATATCCGCATTCAATACAACCACGGTGGGCATCGCATTCGGAGCAGATCATTTCGTCAAAATCGTGCTGGCATTCCATTTACATCCCCCAACACTTTTCCGGAGTTCCCCAGCAATACCCGTTAGTTGTCCACCAAATGTGGTTGATAACATAAAACGCAAGAATAAGTAATGGAATTCCAACAACAATAAACGCGACCCATCGACGACGATTTACATACTTTCGATCCATCTTCATTCTGTTTCTGTCCTTTCGGTTCGAATCAATTCGATCGGCGCACTCCATGTGCGGGCATTTTCTTCTCGGATCGCTAACCGCGCGAATCCATTATCAAAAACTGTTACAAGGTATTGCGTTTTATTTTCATCTTCAAATATATTTGTCACAATCATTTCATTTCCTCTCGCTTTGCAATCATAAAACACCAACGACATTCGCAAAGATCTTGCGAGTAAACGATTAACGGGTTAAGAGATCCGCCGCGTGTCCCGCACCATACGCACATCACCAACCACCATCCCATTTGTCATCGGGTTCGATCGCAATAAATAAAATTAGCAACGCAATTACTCCCAAAGATCCTAATAATAAAAATTCGAGCATCAGAGATCACCGCCATAATTTGTCGTCACCATATAATTGTCGTCGGCGGTGTCGTAATAAACTCGGTAAGTTTCGTTTTGACCTTCAAGGAACGCGCGGACAAATAAAACACTTGGATAATCCGAAACCCAATATGCGCGAGAATGATTCCACTCCACCGGTTCCGTACTTGCGAAATCGATATCCTCGAATCTTCCCTCTTGTAATTTCCAATCCTCTTGGTAATTTTTCCAATTAGTTGAGTTCACGGTTAAATGATTGAAATCTGCGCCGGTGATTTTCATTTGCTTGCCTCCTGATATCCATAACTCACGGTTGGTTTAAATCCTGTTTCGCTTTCGATAAATGTCATAAAAAAAGATCCTTGGAATTTAACAAAATCTCGATTTGCAATAACACAATATGCGTAAGCGGAATCGTAGATCGCTTGCTTGCGCTCGATTGAATCCGCTTCATTAATCATTGCTACGAATTTTTTTACTAACGCCGAATTGCTTGATGCGCGCACTTTTATGCACCAACTTTCACGATTGTTTCAATATTTTTTAGCGCGGTAAAAGTTTTTTCTCCGTTTTCAAGAATTAAACCAACGCTAAATCCGTAATCGGAATCGCCGATCCAAAAGATTTTTGCGATTGATCCGACAGGCACTTTGCGCCCCTTGATTACTTTTACCGTTGCGCCGGAAATAACTTCGCCGCGAGCAATTTCGCGGGATTGGTAACCTGCTTCGATTAAACCCTGAGCCACCCATAAATCGCAACGATGAGCGGTAGCAAAAGTTCCGCCATGAATCGATGATCGAGATCCATTTGATAAATATTCTTTATTTTCTTTTGTTATTGACTTTTGAACATTGCTTCCGCAATCAGAGCAGACAGTTCGAACGCGCTCTCCGTTGAATTGATAAATAAGTTTCATTTTTTCGCCTTCCGTCAAAGGTGGAGCGGATTCGCTCCGTTAGTAGAAAAGTAGGGGATAGATTACGCTTTGTCTAGTCCTCACACGCACATTCTTCTAAAGAATTTTCGCACGATTCGCACTCCATCGAATCGATCCAATCCCAAAACATTTGGTCAAATTGCACCGGATCAACTTCCCGTAGAATTTGAGAAGCGGGATATTCCGTTTTCCATAAGATCACCGCGGGGGTTGTGTCGTCGATGAAATCGATGAACTTTTCTTTAAGTTGGTAATCGGTTAATTTAGCCACTTTATGCACCTTCCTTTACATAAACGCGGAGCACTCTTGTTCCTTCAAAATTTTCTAAGTCAAAACATCCTTCCCCATCGCCAAGATCGAAAAACTCGATCGATCCGCAATCGGAATTTAACATTTTTGTAATTCGCTTTTTGCCGGTAGTTGAATCGCCATCCGCATAATTCCCGCCGCATCCGCAAGCGCAACCGGATTTGCCACTATATGTCTTGGTGACGAATTGAACCATTTTAAGGTCGAAATTCTTTTTTGTAGGAAGCATTTTTATGCACCAACTTTTACGAGTAGATTTGCAGCAAACTTTTTGGCACATTCGCTACCGATTGGAAAACAACCTTGTGAGTTTTCTTCATCACTTGCAGGAACAATAATCTGCCAAGCGGTATTCACTTCAAAATGGTAAGCGTTTTTGCCTAATTTGCGACCACATAGAAAACAATAATTTAAACTTGAAGCGGCTTTTTCGTGCATCGGGGCAAAATCGCCGGCATTGAATTCAACTGTTGTATTGCTCACTTTACTGTCCTTCCGTTGGGGAGTCCTCTTGGCTCCTGATAGCAGAAAAGTACCATCAATAGATTACGGACACAAGTTCAAAAACGGTAATTTTTAAATTATTTTTGAAAAATCTTTACATCCGCGCCCGGTTCATCCGAGTAGATTTTTTCCGCTTTAATTTCGGTCACTTGCGAGTCATCTTGATATCCGATCCCCGTAAGCGCATCCAATACCCCGCGAATATATTTGTCGAGATCCGGAGCCACCGTCGGGAAATCCCGTTTAACCGTCTTGGGTCGCTTGACTCGAAAAACGATCTCGATCCCGATCGCCCCATCCGCCGGCTTTGCTCCCGCGAATCGAGCCGCAAGGGCTACCGTCGATCGCCACACCGCGAGCGCGGAACCTTGAGAATGGAGAATGTGTCCGTTTATTACCTTCATCGATCCTTGCGGCACTGGAACTCCATCACACGAAAAAGAAATCACACGATAAGAGTAATCGATTCGGTGACGATCTCGTGCTGGATCCCGCTTTCGTTTTGCACATAAAAATCATATGAACCATTCAAATCAGATTCAAAGAATTTCACCGTGAAAACGGAATCCTTGATCTTCACTTGGTCGCCGGTCTGAACTAATTCGGGCGATACTTGAACCGTTGTCATATTCGCTCCCTTGGGTTGCGTAATGGTTACGCCAATCGTAGCAGATTGATTACGAATTTCGCCGGATTCCTTCAAATATCGCTTTCACATCTTCGGGCATTGGCAACGATACTGCGTGTCCATCCGCCACGAACCGAGGTGGAACTATTGTCGGAGTCGGGTTCGGCTCTCTAAACCCCGCAGAAGCCCGCTTTTGGGGTAACGGGGCATCCAACCAACGATCGCCATTCAGCCAAGTCGCCGGATGCGCGGTAAATTGAGGATCTCGATTCGGATCTTTCGCGTATCGATCCGCCCCCTCGATAATAATTTGCCCGCTCGCCCGCTTTAAAGCTTTCGCCCACGCTTTGACCGCCGTTGCCTTTCCGATTTTGATCGGGTAGGTATTCCAAAATAAATCGAATGTATATGTAGTTTCTTTATCTTTATCTTTATCTTTATCTTTATGGTTCACCGATCGTTCCTCATCCGTTAAACCGGAATCCAAATCACTTTCAGCGGTCGTTGAACGGTCGTTGGTTTTACGCTTAATCGCTGACATTTTTCCCGCATATGAAGATTGTTCCGACTTCTCTCGCACTTTTGCAAGATCATTCTCCACTCTCGCATGAGTCCAAATGTCGCCATCGACCCAAAAGAATTCCGCAAGAATTTCCCGATTATCTTCCCATTCTTCCGGGGTCATTTTCGCCACGAACGCCAATCGATCGCCCGTATTATCCAACGGCTTTCCTCTCTGCCAATAATTCATCAGTAACAAGAGGTAAGCACCATTTTGCGCCGCATTGAGGTGAGCCGTATCCGCTAGATAATCGCTCACATAAAGTTGCATATAAGGCAAGGAACTCATTTTCTCCCTATCGCTTGAGAGATCATTTCTTTCGTGATCCCGTACTTTTTAAAACTCTTGAAAACTTTATCCTTTAAATCGGATGAGTGAAAACTCCGGATCGCCACTCTTTCGTCGCTTGTCATGCCGCCCCATACTCCGTGGTTTTCATTCCTCACCGCGTAATTTAAGCATTGTCGCCATATCGGACACGGTGTACATATTGATCGAAAAACATCCACATCAATAATCTTTGCGACCCCGCGATCCTCGATTCGATAAAAGAATTCCGTTGGCAAACTCCGACACGCGGAACGGCTCCAATCTACTTCCGCATATTCCGGATTGGCGTAATTATCGAACAAGGCATCCAACCGGTACAGGTCGCAAGTTCCATCGTCAAATTGCGCGATCTCATATTTTTTTATCCACCGATTTATTGTTCGATGAGTTACTCCATATTTGATCGCCGCATTTGCTACTGTGATTTTGCCGGACATCCGTTCACCCCCGTTGCATCATAGTAATCACAATATGATCGGCAAAAATAGACACTCTTTTCCGGATCCGGAATCTCGCCGTTTTTTGCCATTTCTTGAACTTCTGCTAGCCACGCCAAGCCGCGTTTTGCGATTTCCGGATCGTAATTTTCCGTGTGTTCGCGAATATCGTTAAACCCCCCATCACGCGCCACGGCAACAAGCGTTACCTTTTCGACCTCGAATCCATTTTGTTCGAGCAAATAACCATAAACTTGCACCTGCATTACTTGTTGCTCCGATGGAAAATAGCGCAGACTTTTGGCTTTAGTCGTTTTCCAATCGACGATTTGTTTACGATCTTTTATGTAAAGATCAACATGACCGCGCAAGCCTTCTATGGCAAACTCTTGCTCAATTAAAAAGTTATCGCCAAATGGATCTTCACGTTTAATTGCTTCCGCAATTCCGGAGTGGATAAAAGTACCCATAATTGCGGCTAATTTATCCGTATCGTTTACCTTTGGCGCATTTGTAATGTGCATAAAAACTCGCCGCTTGCAATCACCAATCGATGAAGGTCCAACATCAACTTGCACCGATCGATCTCTTTGATCGTCATGAGCCGCCAAGGCTCCCACTAACATTTTTGCGATTTCCATTTAAGCCACATCCATTCCTGTTCGAACCGAAGTTCCTATTGATCGAGCGATATCTACTTGCACCCGAAGCCTTGCCACATTTGCGCGATTGGCTTTGACGACCGCTTCGTCGCCCGCCACCGTTTTATGAAGATCTTCATTTGCAATTAACGCCATATCTTCCCGCTCGCCCACGGTGTAATTCTTTCCGCTTGGCGAGGATTTCGAGGCTAACGCTAATCTTGCTTTTGCCATAGCGATTTCGTATTCGGCTTTGTGATGGTGATACGCGGATTCCGCATCGACTAAATCATTGTGGGCTTCATCCACCAATCGGCTAAGATCTTTCAGCCGACTTTCAACTTGCATCGGAGTAACAACGCTCATAATCCCATCAACCTCACCCATTCATCTTTGCCGGATCGCTCGCATTCCCATTTAACATGATGGTTACGCTTCCGCCGACTTTTAAATTCGGCGTCGCAGTAATCGCAATAAAAACGATTCAAATCGAACCAAGCATCTAATTCGCCCGCTACATGAACCCCGAGCAAATGGATTTTAATTTTTTTCACTTTCATTGTTTTTCCCCCAAGGCAATTTGAGCGCAAATATCTTGCACTTGAAGCGCAACATTTTCGATCCCGTTTTTCACGATCAGTTTTCGATTATTAACAAAATCGATCGCGCAAATTTCGTTGTAAATTTCGATCCGGATTTCCGCTTCAAGCCGCGCGGTCATTTTGGTTAGTTGCTCGGCTAGGTATTCGTCGGTACCTGCCCCGAGAATCAATTTTCCGTCAGCAATTTTCCAATGCTGGTCATTCTTGCAAAACCATTTCATAACATCATCCCATCTTCGGCAAAGCGCCACACGATACATTGGTTATTGTTTTTATTAGGTCGGGTTTGCCCCGAATCAACCACGAATCCATCTTTCACAAGTGATCCGCGGATAGGTCGCACGGTATTCCCGTCGATATGTAATTGATCCTCGATTTCTTGATCCGTCATTCCTTCCAAGCCTTTAAGCAAGATTGCTTCATAAACTCGCCGCCGGATACTTCCGATCTTTGGTTCAATCTTTGCAAGCGCATCGCGCGAAGTTCGTTGGATCACGACAATTCCGCCACTCTTTTATTCAACGCATCTTTAAGAGTTGTCCCGTTCACTTTGTAATCCAAAAAATCTTTTTCATCTGTCCAAATTTTTCGCAGATTCGGTACTTCGTTGATCTCGGTTATCATCTTGAGAATTTTCGCCAATCGTTCCAATTCTTCCGGAGTTAATGTGCGAACTTTATATGGAGATTTTGGC